TAGTCTTAAAGACCATTTCCCTGCATGGACACCATGCTGGTCATGCTGGCTGAATGATGAGACAGTCGTTAAACACCGATTTAAAGGTGGAATTCATGCCACCCATAACAACACCCTATGGAGTGGTAAAAACATCGTTACGGGCCATTTACACAGCCTGAAGGTGTCTCCAATCACTGATTACAACGGTGTCAGATATGGAGTTGATTCTGGTACGTTGGCAGAGATCGATGGGCCACAGTTTCGTGACTATTTGGAAGAAAACCCGACCAACTGGAGATCGGGGTTTGTTGTTCTGACATTCCACAATGGCAAGTTGCTAATGCCAGAACTGGCGATGAAGTTCAATGATCAGGCGATTGAGTTTCGTGGTCAAGTGATTCAATTGCCCAGTTGAGGTAGACAGCGGCTTTTCTAAGGTCTTCTAAGCCGTTTTTGTGTGAATACCTGCTGACATACTTGATGACATTGCCAATGCAATAGGCTCTGAATTCATTGCCAAGTTTTGCCTTGATGTAGTCGATTGTTTCGATGCCACCAGTTTTGTAGTGGTCTGGTTTATTGACTGAGTCACCCATTGTTCTTCTCCTTGATGCCGTGGGCGGCTTCGATGTCTCGAATAAATTGTTTTGCGCTCACTTTGTCGTTTATATGAATTACCTGCATATCCCACAAATCAGCACATTCCTCATCCGTCAGCGGCTCACGCTTTGGTGGGGTGGTGTAGAGGGGTGCAATTTTTTTCAAACGTGGATTGCTTTTCTCAAAACCCCATTCAACTTGCTGTGCATCTACGCACATGGTGCGTCCGGTTTCTTCGTGCTGAAACATCCACGCCACTGGCTCTTGAGAAACTTCGTGCTTCTCTGCCTCTGGCATCTGAAAGAAAAAACCAGTTGGTGCTGTCATGTTCTCTCTGCCAGCAGTGCCGTTGCCTGAGTAGGACACTTGCTTCTCTGCCTCTGCGATGGCTTGGCGTAGGTCGGTGATGGCGTTTTGTCGTACTGGCAAAGTTGATTTGTTGGTGAATCCCCACTCGTCACCAAAAAACTCCAAAGCCTCAAGTGCTTGTTTCATTGCTTCAATGCTCATGTGTCTTGCTCCTGCATTGCTTACGCATCTCAGATGTGTAGTCGGGGTGAAAACTTGCATAAGAGCAGTCAATCGCCTTGAATGTCATTTCAACTGCCACTGCAATGAACAGACAATAGAAGATCATTGCAATCAGGAATAAAGATACAAGTTCTTTAATCATTGTTCTCTCGCTTTCAGCATTGCGTCTGCCAAGGCATAGGCATTTTCTGCAACTTCCAAGTCGGTTGACGGATAATCGTTCTTTTCAATCCAAGCATGAACAGTTGCCTGCATCGCCTTAGCCGCAAAATAATCCCGCAGTGTCATTCCTGGATTCCAAGCATGTTGCTCATTTGTCTCTGGAAACGCTGGCCCACCTGTTTTTTTATTCATTTTCTTCAATCCTTGTCAATACAAAAATCAAACAAATTACCGCTGAAACGATTGCGGCAACACCAAAAATGATCAGTAGAAAGAAAAACAGTGTTTCAATCACAGTGTCTTCTCCACGATTGACCATTCACGCTCCTTCCGATTGGCATAAGAACGAGCAAATCCACCAGTCAGCATCACTAAACCAAGTTTTTGCATCTCTGGAAGCCTTCTGGACACTTGAGCAGAGTCAAGACCAGTCTTTGATGAGATTCCATCCTTGCCCATCGGCCCATACTTAGCCAAAGCATAGTGAATCTTTGCAAAGTGTTTGTCAGCCATTTCCTGTGCTTGTTCAGCCGCATCATGGCTAGTCTGAGGATCGGTCTTTCTAGACCTGAAGAACTTGAAAAAAATCATCATTCACTCCTATCAAATTTGGGCTACTTGTTCAGCAAATGTCCGAAATTCGCATAACTCACTTGAACCAAACTTTCACCCAGTTACATCAGAACGGGATATCGTCATCCATGTCTTCAACTCGCTTACCCTTTGGTTGTGGAGCTTCTTCACGAGGCTCTTTAGGGTTCATTGCGAGGCTCATAAACTTTCCACTCTTGCCGTCTTTGATCCAAGCTGAAAGCCAGTAATCCTTGCCACCAACAGTGATGTTCCCTTTGTAATCAGGGTGGTTGTCTTTTTCTTTCTTGTCGTTCTTGAATAGAACACCAGAATTGTCACGCTTTTCGTCCATGTCAGATTTCCTTAAGTTGATTCACTTTTTTGTCTAGTTCCGTGAGGAACTTCAACACCTCTTTTTCGAGTTCTGTGATGTATTCATCATCACGCTCGACACGCTTAACAAACAGTTTTAGGTGTTCTGGCATTCGTGAGTCGTAACTCACAAAGTCGCACCATTTCCTGCCCGTACAAGCCATTTGCCACTGCATTTGCACAACCCAGTCGCCTGGGACTGTTTTACTCAGCAGTGTCTCCAAGTGTGTGTGGCTCATTGGATTCTTGATTTCCACCAATCCGTCTTTCTCTACAAGACCATCAGGACTTGCAGAAGACATTGGAATAGATGGATGATCCACTGACCCACATTCATCCACTAGGACATTTGCTTTTGCCTCGTATGCGGCTCTAGCAAACTTCTCTTGTTCAATCCCTCGCTCCATCGCTGGATTGGTATATGCCTCAACTGGTTCACCTGTGATTCTTTCGATGAGCAATTGAGCCATGTATTTGGCACGAGAGGCTGAATAACCACTTTTGGTCTTAGCAATGACATCAGATACCCTTGATGCCGTTACCTTGCCCAAACGGGCTTTAAACCACTCTGATGATCCCTGTTCCATCATCTTGTCACCTCAATGGTGTGATGTAGCAAACTGTGTTTTAGGAAAACCATTGCTTCAATTGCACGATCTCGCAACATTCTGCGTTTCTTGTCTTCGTCAATGTATTTCTCCAAGTCGTAGTCATACAAAAATGATGTTAGATCAAGATGATCGTCAAGTAACTCTTTGATGACTTGTTGTGCATCGATTAATGTTTGCAATTTCAGTGGGATTTTTTGTTCCATGTCAGTATCCAAAGTTGAGATAAACACTGCCTCTAGGCCAGAGATCAAGCATCACAGTTGCCGCACCAGTTCCCTTGAAGTCTTCTTCCGTGTAGAGGACATCTGCGAGTTCTGACATTGACAATCCATTGAGTTTCATTCCTGGTTTGACAAAGTATCCCTTCATTGAGTAGTGAGGTAAATAGGTAATTCCCCTATGTACGTAGCAAAGTTGTGGTGTTCGTTCTTCACGCATTGTTCTTCTCCTCGGCATAGCCGTTTTTTTGTTTAAGTGTATTTGACAGTTCTTTGGCAAATGCCAAGCACCATTGTTCAGGGTCACGATTGAAGTCAACATGATGATCAAATTCTGTCAGCATGAAACATTCATGTATATCTTTATCTGTCGGCCCAATCCATTCACGCTTGCGAGGGGCATGAACCATTTCGTTGCCTTCCCAAACTGCCCCACACACACAATTTAGTTCAAGTTCTGGAGAGTTTGCGTAAAGTGGTGTTTCGTATGTTTTGTCGTGATCAACAAACCCTCTCATGTTCTTCTGAAAATAGACTTTGTACATCCAAACCACAGGCTCTTGAGAAACTTGATGTTTATCTGCATCTGCTATAGCCTTACAAAGTTTGTTGTAAGCAAGTTCTATATCTCTTGGAATTGCAAACCCTTTCATCGCTATTACAAGATCAATTGAAGCCCGTTTCATTAGTTCTTCACGCATGATTAAGCTCCCAATGTTGATTTCTTAGCATCTTTGGCGGCAATGATCTGCTTTTGTGCATCCTGATCAGTCTTGCAAGCCTTGAGTGCTTTTTGATAATTCACCTTGAGTTCTTCAAGATTGATCGACTCTTCAATCATTGCAATCAAATCTGCAACCTTAGATTCAGTCAGCTTGAACTCAGGCTCAATCGATCCTGTTGTAGCGTCTAGCGCATCATGCTCAACGATGTGAAGCACCTGAACCCATAAGTAGCGAGAAATGTAGGTCTGCACTGCCCCCAGGTTCTGCACTGGATGACAACCTTTCAGTTGTGCTTCAGACATTGGGCTTGAGAAGATGATAATTTCGTCAGGCTTGTCTACATTGATCAGGAC